GATTAGTTAATGGCAATTAATAATCATGTTGTAAATACAGGTGGCCGTGGTAATAATATGTTCAGCGAGACCTTTCATGGTCTTAGAAGAACACAAGACGGTAAATTGTATTACACATTAAGAGATAGTAATGTAGGCACTTTTAGTAATGATGGTGGTTCTACACAGTTGACAAGTAAAGATGATTATGTTGCAGTTGTAGAAGAGTTTATATCAGGTAAAGATGACACTTTTACAGGTGACGGTTCAGACACAACTTTTACATTATCTGATACAGGTAGAGAGGCAGACCAAATTGCTGTATTTGTAGATAGAACAAGACAAACAGCAACTACAGATTATACTGTATCTGGTTCAACATTAACTTTTACAAGAGCTCCTCATAATAATGCTGAGATATTTGTTAAAGTTATTAATAAAGAATACAAAAATAATGCTTCTGACACTTATCAACAATACAAGTTTGAAGGTGGTAGAAATTATTACAAATTAAACAGCGACGGCAAGTTAGTTAGAATTGAAAACAAAAAAATGCCTATTGATGAAGCAAACTTTCCAGATGATGTATTAGATAGTGATTTTGGAAATTATAACGGAAGTTCAATTGTTAACTCAACTACTTGGTCGGTGTAGTATAAATATATGGAATTAAGAAGGTAAAAAATGGCAGATTTTGTACTAGGAAGATTAAAATTTAAATGGCGTGGTGATTGGGCAGCCTCAACGGCTTACTTAATTGACGACATTGTAAAATATGGCGGTAACACATATGTTGTCGTAGAAAATCACACATCTCAAGCTGCAACTGCCGACTTTTATACAGATTTATCAGCGGGTAAATATGAGTTACATTCAGAGAGTTTATTCTTTAAAGGCAATTGGGCTGGTTCAACATTTTACAAACTAAATGATTTAGTTAAATTTGGTGCGTTTCAATATAGATGTATTTTACAACATACTTCAGCTTCAACATTTGCTATTGGTTCTAATTGGCAAGTATTTACTGAAGGCCTACAATTTGAAGATAGTTATGACGCAAGTACAGAGTATCAAGATGGCGATGTTGTAACATATGGTGGTTACACATATGCTTATGTAAATGCAACACCAAGTTCAGGTAATACTCCTACAGATAATGTATATTGGGATGTTGTAACAACAGGTTACAATAATACAGGTACATATTCTCACGGAACATCATATAAAACTGGAGATGTTGTTCAATACGGTGGATATGTTTATGTAGCAAATGCAAATCATACAAATCAATATCCTGCTAACACAGATGGTACAACTAATTCATCTTATTGGGATTTAGTAGTTAAGGGATTTGATTATCAATCAGGTGCTTATAGTGCAGTTACAACATATAATATAGGTGATGTTGTAAGATACATCACTTCTACTTATGTGATGTTGAAAGACAGACAAATAAATGTTACTCCTGGTACAGACGGAACAGTTTGGCAATTAATTGCACAAGGTGATACCGGCGCAGTATTAACTACAAGAGGTGATTTACTTTACCAAGACGCTTCATCAACTACAAGATTACCTATTGGTGTTGTTGGTTCAGTTTTAACTACAGACGGAACAGAACCTAGTTGGTCAAATGCTGAAGGTAAAAATGTTATCTATGTTGCAAACTCTGGTAGTGATACAAATCCAGGTTCACAATTTTTACCATTTGAATCAATTTCAAAAGCATTATCAGTTGCAACTTCAGGAGATGTTGTTGCCTTTGATACGATAACGGGTGGAACAGGTGGAACACCAGGCACTTATGATGCTACTCAATTATCTTCTACTGGTTCAGGAACAGGTGTTCAAATCAGAACAATATTAGATGGTTCTTCAACACCTACAGTTACAATAATTAATGGCGGTTCAGGTCACGCAGCCGGCGATGTAATTACTTTTGCTGGTGCTTCGTTAGGAAGTTCTACAGATATAACAATTACAGTTATTTCTGCTTCAGTTGGAGATGTTGTTTATGTTAAAAATGGTGTTTATAGAGAAACTTTACCTTTAAGAATTCCTACTGGCGTTACAGTACAAGGTGAAAGTTTAAGAGGAACAGAAATTAGACCTGCAAGTGGAAATTCAACACAAGTTGCAACAATTAACAGCATTGCTGGTGGTACAGGTGGTACTCCAGGAACATATAATTATGTTCATCAAACGTCATCTACACAATCTGGAGATGGTATCGTAGTTAATGTAACAACAGACGGTTCATCTACACCAACAGTTACAATTTACCACGGTGGTTATGGATATACTGCTGCTGAAACAATTACAATTACTGGAAGTGATATTGGTAGTGCAACTGATTTAACATTTAACGTAGCAAGTTTTGAAACAAACTCTGCTGCTAATATGTTCTTATTGAACAATACCACAAATCTTGTTCAAATGTCAATGAAAGGTTTAACTGGTACTCCAGGTGCTGGTGGCACTAGTGTTGCAGCTGTTACATCATTAGACCCAACAGGTGCAATTACAACTTCATCTCCATATATTCAAAACTGTTCATCTGTTAACGCAAACGCAACAGGTATTCAGATTGATGGTAACTTACATAGTTCAGGTAATAAATCAATTCTTGCAAATGACTTTACACAAATTAACTCCGATGGTCGTGGTGTTCACGCATTGGCAGGTGGACGTGGTGAAATGGTTTCTATCTTTACTTACTATTGCGATAAATCATTCTTTGCGGAATCGGGTGGATTTATTAGAGGTTTAAACTGTTCATCTGCTTATGGTGAAAAAGGTGCTGTTGCTGATGGTACACTTTCTTCAGAAACACCTGTTACAGTAATTTCTCGTGGTGAAATTTTAAAATATGATACAACAACATTTGTTGGTGCAGCTACAGAAAGTGATGTATCAGATACATTAACAACTTCAGGTACACCAACAGCGGCTGCAATTGTAGGTGTTACTTCAGGTGCAACTGCTACAATTTTAAGAACAAATATTTCACTTGATTACTTTCATATTGAAAATAGGTCTGGAAACTTTACACAAGGTGAAACTGTTACAATTACAAAAGATGATAGTTCAACATATCAAGTTCTGTTAGATAGTTCTTTTGGTGATAGTTCAGCTGCTCAAACAGGACAACAAGGTCCTTTGATTGCAGTAGATTCATCTGACGGAACATTAAGTTCAGGAAATGTTATAAAAACTGGTACTAATATTCAATTTGCTGGTGATAGTTCATATTATAGAGTTTCAGCAGTTTCAGAAACAAATACTGACAACGAAACAGCATTAGTTAGACTTACGTCAAGTGTTACAAATGCTAATGCAATTGCAGACAATACATCAACTACAGTTTCAGAAAACTTCTCAAATGTCCGTTTAACTGGACACGACTTCCTAGATATTGGTACTGGCGACTTTGCAACTACTAACTATCCAGGATTACCTACACAACCTGCTACACAAGAAGATGAGGTTGATGAATTAAATGGTGGTCGTGTTTACTTTGTATCATCTGACCAAAAAGGTGACTTTAGAGTTGGTGATTTATTCAGAATTGAACAGGCAACTGGTGTTGCAACTCTTAACGCAGACGCTTTTGACCTTTCTGGTCTATCAGAATTACAACTTGGTTCTATTGGTGCTGAATTAGGTGCAACAATTAACGAATTTAGTACAGACCAAACTTTATCTGGTGATAGTAATTCAGCAATACCAACAGAAAGAGCGGTAGTTGGTTATACTCAAAGAGATAATATGGGAACAGGACACTTTGTTCCACCAACAGGAACAACAGCACAAAGACCAACAGGCGGCAACTTATTTACAGGTGGTATTCGATATAATTCAACACTAGTAACTTGGGAAGGTTATAACGGAACACAATGGACAGGTTTAGGTGGTGGTAATCCTTGGGCATCAACAAGTACAAGTATTACAGTAGCTGCAAATGATAGATACTTTGTGGATACTTCAGGTGGTGCAGTAACAATTACATTGCCTGCTTCTCCACAAACAGGAGACCAAGTAAGATTACTTGACTTAGCTAGCACATTTGATACTAACAACTTAACAGTTGGTAGAAATGGTAATAATATTAACGGTGCGGCTGCTGATTTAGTCGTATCAACCGAAGATAGTGCGATTGGTTTAGTTTATACTGGTGCGACTTACGGTTGGAAACTAACTGAGGTACTATAATAAATATTATAAATAAGTTTATAGAGGAAAACAATGGCAGACAGTAGAGATATTACAGGTAAAAATCGAAAGTTCACAGGAACAACTGGTATTAAATTGCCTACAGGTACAGAAGCTCAAAGAGTTAATGAACAAGGCCAATTAAGATTTAATTCTGATACAAACCTTGCTGAATATTATGATGGTACAGACTGGAAATCTATTGATGCTCCACCGTCTATCACAGGTTTTACAGTTGATGGCGGTTCTTCAGTAACATCAGCAGAAATTGATAATGAAGCATCTGGTGACGCAACAATTGTTATTCAAGGTAGTAACTTTGATACTACATCTGGTACAGTTGTTTTTGAATCCGAAGGTGGTGGTTCAAATGTTAGTGTTCAAACAATTACAAGAACAAGCTCATCTTCATTTACAGTTACAGTTACAAGAAGTGATTTTACGGAATCGAGCGGTCCTTATGCAATTAAATTAACAAATGGTTCAGGTCTTGCAGCCACATTAGCAAGTGCTATTACGGCAGATGATTCTGCTCCATCTTTTGCAACAGCAGCTGATACAACAGTTTTATCTTCTTATGAAGGACAAGCAGCACCGTTTAGTGAAACAACTTTAGCAGCCACAGACGCAGATGGAGATACAGTTACACATACAATTTCTGCTGGTTCTTTACCTCCAGGATTGTCTTTATCAACAGCAGGCGCTTTAACAGGAACAATTAGTGGTTCTTCAATACAAAACTACACATTTACCGTTTCGGCGGCTACAACTACGTTAACATCTACAAGACAATTTGTTATTGCTATTACTGCAAGTCCATATATTGAAGCTTCAGGCGGTACAGTAACCACAGATGGTGATTATAAAGTACACAAATTTACAGGTAATTCTACTTTTGTTGTATCGAATGCTGGTACTCCTGCAGGTGCAACTACTGTTGAGTATCTTGTTGTCGCCGGCGGTGGCGGCGGCGGTGGTGGTGACGGTACCCACGGTGGTGGTGGTGCTGGCGCAGGTGGTTATAGAACAGCTACAGGTTTTCCAATTTCAGCAACAACCTATCCTATTACAATAGGAGGTGGTGGCGGTGCTGCTAGTACAGGTGGTAATTCAGTCTTTAGTACAATAACATCTGCTGGCGGTGGCAGCGGTGGAAATGGTTATAAAGGTGGAGGAGGATCTGGAGGTTCAGGCGGCGGTTCAGGAGTTGACTGTGGAGGACGTGGAACAGGAAATTCTCCACCAGTTAGTCCTCCTCAAGGAAATCCTGGAGCTTTTGCAGGCGGAACTGGATATGGTGGCGGAGGCGGCGGCGGAGGTGCTGGCGCATCTGGTAATGCAGGAACAGCAGGTCCTGGTAATGCTTATGGAGGTGCAGGAGGTAATGGTAGTACAAGTTCAATAGATGGAACACCAACAGCAAGAGCTGGAGGCGGAGGTGGTGCAAGTAGAAACTGTGTTCCCGCTAATGCAAGTGGTGGTTCTGGCGGAGGTGGTCCTGCTTCACCAGGCACAGGAAATCCTGGATCAGTTAACACAGGTGGCGGTGGTGGTGCTGGACATTCAAATGGATCTTCAGGTGGTTCAGGTATTGTTATTATTAGATATCAATTTCAATAATTATCCATTATAAATAATCTTAATAGTTACTTGAATACGATACTCTAAAAAGAGAATTATGGTATTCATATAATAAAAGGAGAATACAATGGCACATTTTGCTAAATTAGGCATTAACGGAAAAGTTATTGCTGTACACGCTTTAGATAATTCTAAATTACTAAACGCAGATAGTGTTGAAGACGAATCAGTCGGTCAACAAGAACTAGAAAGAATACACGGATGGCCAGCGGCTATGTGGATTAAAACTTCTTATAATACAAGAGGTGGAAAATACTACAATGCTGACGGTACAGAAGGCGATTCATCAAACGCATTTAGAGGTAACTACGCTGGTATCGGTTATACTTGGGACGAAGATAACAATATCTTTTGGCCTAAAAAACCACACGCAAGTTGGGTAAAAAATACTACAACTGCTGCTTGGGATGCTCCAATTGCTAAACCTGCTTTAACAACAGAACAAACTTCTCAAAATGAGGCAGGTACTCATTTTTGGATTTATAATTGGGATGAAGACGCATATCAAGCTGATAACACAGCAGGTTGGGTTATATCAAATACATTAGCATAATCTTAATAGATTATTAGAAAGTGAAATATTATGTTAGAAAAGCAGAGGCTTACTGAATCTTTTATAATTAGAGGAAAGATTGATAAGGTATCTAAAGTAGATACTCGTTTGATTAAAAATCATATCTTGTCAAATTTTACTTTGGCAAATAGATATGATGATAACCAATACTGGTATATGAAAGATTATGTCAAGGCACCTTATCATCAACATATACAATGGGTAAATGATTGGTTAAGAGATCATTATAGAATTGAACACGAAAGAACACTTGTTCCTACACCTATAGATTCCATTCGAGGTATTGTTCAACAAACAAACGAAAATGTTTTAACACACAACAATGTCAAAGAATGGCATTTAGCAGAATCACCAGAAGTAGATTGTTTGTTTACAGTTGCTACAGGTGAGAAACAATCTTTTGTTGTGTTTGAATATGATGACGGAAGAAATAAACATAGAAGATGGAAACTTCCTTTAGTGCAAGATGAGTTTGTACTTTTTTCATCTCATCTAAATAGATATATTACAAAGAACGAAAATAAAGACTTTTTGGTCAATTTGTCTTTACATTTTCAATTGATTTAAATTTAATTGAAATTGACTGAGGAATTATAAAATGAATTTGAAAAATTACTATTATTATTTTCAATCGGCCTTATCACCAAGGCTTTGCCAAGAAATCATAGATTACGGTAAACAACATCAAGCAGAGATGGCTGTTACAGGTGGTTATGATAAAAAAAATGGTAAAATGTCTAAAAAAGATATTAACAATATGCAGAAAAAAAGAAAATCTGATATTGTTTGGATGAATGATCGTTGGATTTATAAAGAAATACACCCTCTTATACACGAAGCTAATGCAAAAGCAGGTTGGAACTTTGAATGGGACTGGATAGAATCTTGTCAATTTACAAAGTATGGTGTTGGTCAATATTATGGTTGGCATTGTGATAGTTGGGAAGAACCTTATAATAAACCAGATGATCTTAATTCACACGGTAAGATAAGAAAATTATCAGTAACAATTTCATTAAATGATCCATCAGAATATGAAGGTGGTAATTTACAATTTGATTTTAGAAATCAGGTAGATT